GCTTAGCTCGCGCCAGTGCGCGATCCAGCTAGACCTCTCGGTCTGAAGCGCCACCCAGCGGCGCTGCGCGTCGGTGCGGGAGATCGCCATCAGCTTCCGAGCAGGCTTGTGCGGCCCAGCATGCCGCCGCTGACAGGAGCGCCCATCGTGCCGGTCAAGAACGTACCGCCAGGACCGCCTTGACCCATGGCGCGGTTTCGTGCTGCGAGCGCTGCGATGTTCGGGCGCTTTTGATTGGCGCGATTGAACTCGCGTTCGGCCTGGCGCTGCTGTTGCTCGGCCTGGCTGGCGGCTTGATTGGCCGCGCGCTTCTGAGCCCTAGCCGCCTGCTGGCCTTGAACGACAGTCGCGCCTGCGGCGGCAGTGCTGGCGACGGCTGCAATGACGGGAAGAGCCTGAGCCATCACAACACCTGCGAATAGACGATATCTTGCGTGCGATATCCCATGCGGGGCAGCATCCGGTCCAACGTGGTCCTGGGCTTGGCGTGCCACAACATCATATCCGCCCCTCGGTCACGCGCTGTTTGCTCAGTCGCCGCAATGAGCCTGACCCCGGCCATGCCTCGACGGTGCGCCTTGGCCAGGAAAAGCAGCTCATTCTGGCACACCAATAAGCCGCCATAGTGTGAGTGCGTGAACATGTTGTTAATGCTATAGCCAACCAGATCATCACCCTTGAACAACCCCAGCGACAGCAACGCGCCAGCAGCCTCGAGGGTTTGATACCGTGCAATGTCTGGGTCGAGGACCATCAAGTCGGGGTTGGTCGTCAGCTCTTCGCGGTGCGCCTCAAGCAGCGGCCATGCGCGCTCGATCCACTCGGTCGCAACAATCTCGCGCACCACGGCGCTCATAGCCGCTCCAGGGGGTTGTACTCACCGCGTTCGCTGCGCCGCTCGTGGCGCTCGAAGAAGCGTTCGCGCTCGCTGCGCGGAGCTACAGGCGCGGCGAAGGTCAGGGCCAGGGCGTCGCCGAGATCGGGGCTAGGAAGACCGCGTGCTTTGAGGTCGTCTTTGCTTTCAAGCACGCGCTTGCCCTGCGGGCTGAAACTGTAGGTCGGCGCGGCCAGATCCTGCTTGAGCGCTACGTCGTCAGGTATTGCGCCGCCAAGGCGCAGCCAGTCAGCCATGGCGCTCCACATCTCGGCGCGCTTGTCGCGGTATTGCTCGTCGATCGGCTTGCCTCCGAACCAGACCTCGATGATGTTATGGCCCAACTGTCGCAGGCGATCGATCACGCCGGAGCCATTGCCCGCGTCGACAAACACCGCATCGGGCCGCCACTCTGCGATTTTGGCCGCGACGCGGTTAGCAAGGGTCATATTGTCCACGCCGCGCAACACGATCGGCGGCAGGGCCACCATGCCTTGACGCGGGAAGATCACGCTGCGGTCGTCGCCAAAGCGCGCGGGATCGACACCCAAAATGCGCGGTGCGAACCCATACTCTGGCTCGCGATAGTGGCGCTGCGTGGCGGCTTGGACGTCGGACAGCGAGATGAGCTGATCCTCGCCGGCGGCAGAAAAATCGCACAAATACTCGCGAGAGAAGGACGTCTCGCTCATGTCGCGGCGCAAGCGCGCGATCTCGTCCTGGGCCAGGGCGTCGGTGTCGTAGACAGTGTAGAGAGCGGCATGCCAATCGGGCAGTGAGCCTGCGCGGAAGTAGAGTTCGGAAAACAGGTTAACGCCCGACGGCGTGCCAATGAACAGCGCCCAACCCTGCCGATCGGACAGCGCGGGCTGCAGAATGTCCTGCCACACCTCAGGCTTGATCTGGGCCACTTCGTCTATCACGACGCCGTCCAGGCGCACGCCCCTCAAAGCGTCCGGGTTGTCGCCGCCGAAGATCCTGATTGTCGCTTTGTTGTGCCGAAACGTAACCGACAGTTCGCTTTCGTTGATCGCGACGGCCTCGTAGACCAGAAGCGGCGCAAGGCGCTGCTTGAGGCGCGCCCAAGCGATCGTCTTGGCCTGTTTAAGAAAGGGGGCGACGTAAACAAAATAGGGCAGATCCACCTGCGCCCGTAGGGCCGCATGGATCAGCTCCATAAGGGCGACCTCAGTTTTGCCGGCGCGGCGATGCAAGGCCAAAACGGTGAAACGCTTCTTGCTGCGATGGCACTCGGCCTGCCAGGCGCGGGGGTAGTAGTTGAGGTTGACCTTAGTCTGAGCCATCAAGCACGCCCGTGTAGACGACCAACGACAGCGCCCCGCCATCGTGGCCGGAGATCGGTTGTGTGGCTTTGCCGTAGCCCCGGTCGATCAGCTCTTTGATAGCAGCCACGCGTGTGGCTTCGTTGTCGCTGCCGGGCTGCTTAGTCAGGCCGGCAATGCGTGCTAGCTCAGAAACAGCTTCAGGACCGTATTGGCGAGCGAGTTCTTTAATCTCAAGGTTAGCTTTATTTGGCTGTCCTTTTGGACGACCTGCTCCTACGCGTGCTCCACCTGGCATTTTAGAAATCCGTTGATATTTTTTCTCAACGAGCGGTTTTCTTCGCCGTCTTCGCACTTTCGCGAAAAGCTTTTGCCGTCGGCGCTCCTTTTGATCCGGGCTTACGCATCCGTTCACCCGAGCCGGCCTTAATACGAGCGCGCTTGGCGGCGATCGCATCATACAATCCCGAATCGCCCTTCTTCTTCATTTTTTTGCCTCAACAGCTAGCTGCAGGTCTTTATCACCAATAAACCGCGCCACGTCAGAACACAAATCATAAAATTCTTGCAAAGAAAAATCTGATTTCATCCGGTTTACGGCGTTGCAAACCAAAATTGTGTTTTCTCGCGTATAGCCAATTCCGCTATCAATTCTTTCTATTGAAACGGTTTCCAGCTTGCCAGCTTCAAGCGTCATTTCCCGTCCGCTGTAAGGGCAAATAGCTAACTGCAAATCCCACATCTCAACAATGTCGTTTGCCGTCAAACTAAATTCTTGGTTTCTTTTAACTGCCGCTTTTGCAGCATTTCTTAAAAATATTTTTGCCCGAGTGCCAATTTGTGAATTGGCTTTTGCGCGGGATTTGATGTTGCCTTCAGTGCAGCAACTTTTGCACCAACTATGAAAGCCATCAAGCGTTTGAGAATTCTTAAAAAAACCAATAATTGGCTTTGACGTTTTGCATTTAAAGCAAATTTTGTAGTTTTTATCATTCATCGCCGTAAGGCCTTGCCTCCCTATTGCGGCGGAATTGGGGCAGACGCGACGGACACATCGGGGACCAGTGCGGTCAACACGGTGAAACCCCACGCCGCCCATGCGGGAAGCTGCGCTCCAATCCAAAGAAGCGCGCCAAGGAGCAGGGTGCCCAAGACCGTGAAGCCGGGTGGTAGGGAGAGGGAAAGCTTCATGGTTGCTCCTTGGCGCTGTTGAGAGCGTCAATCGCTAAGCCGGCGGTCATACCGCCCTGGGCGACGTTTGCGCCCGCCTGGATTGCTCGCTCGTTTTGGGAAAACATCAGAGCGTTGACAGCGATCGACAACACGACGCCGACCAATAACCCGCCGGCCCCGCCGATCACCTTGCCGCGCCAGTAGGCCGCGCCTCGGATCTCAACGTCATTGAGCCTGTGTCGCTCGTCCAGCCGGGCGATCTCTTGCAGGTGTTCGGCGCGCGCGCCCTCAAGCCGATCGGCGAAACGCGCTTCGGCCTGGGCCTCGCCATCCCGCCGCCCCGTCTCGTACCGCTCGCGGCCCCACTGGTCTCGTTTGGCGGCTGCGGCCTGAACAGCGGCGGGGTTGCCAATAGCCGACATCAGAAGGACGCCGATCCATTAGTCGCCGCGCCGTTAGTGGCGACCGGCCCGTCGGACACGGCCCCAAGGTCAACAAAACCACCGCCTTCGTCAGCAGCAGCGGCCAACCCGGTCGCCTTGTCGGCTTCAAGCAGAGCCGCCACGGCAGCCGCTCTCTCGTCCATGCGCTCAACAATGCCGGCCTCGCGGTCCTCGAGATTAGCGAGCGCTTTGCGCTGAATACCCAACTCAGCGCGCACGCGCCCAAGCTCAGCGCGGTCTTCGATTTGGCGTTGCGCCAATTCCAAATGGTTGCTCACGATCAGCCCCTCATTGCCCTTGCTGAACAAACTGTGGCCGCACCAAAACCTGATTGCGTGTGCGTGTCAAGCGTGCCGAGATCCACTCGTAGGCGGCGACGTCCAGCCGAAAGCCAAAGCCATAAACGGGCGTGGCGATCGGGCCTGTCGCGCCAAGCTCGCGCAGGGTCTTGCGAGCGCGGTGCAATTGAACGTCGATCAATTTCGGATCGGCGTCGTCCTTGGCCGCGCGACGCAACAACATCAACCGCTCGCGATGGAGCGCGGCGGGGTAAGCATCGTAGAGCGCGGCGATTAGCAAAGCCGGGGTCGTGGCCAGCCGGGGCGCGATCATCTCCAGGCCCCACATCACAGGGTGCAACTCGTCATGCAGAGCCTGGCGGATCTGGCGTAGCTCTTCTTCCAGCTCGGCATATCTTTGTGCCCACTCTGAACACTGACGCTCCAGTTCATTGTTTCTTACAATCAAGTAATGTTCAGACATTTTCTATACCCCACATTTTACAAAACGGCTCAAAACTCACTCACTGCCGCAACACTCACTTTTTCGCTGATTCACTCACCTCACTCCCCTATAAGGGAGTGAGTGAAAGTGAGTGAGTGAATCGCGCAAAAGTGAGCGTTTTTGTCACCGGTCACCAGTGAGTGAAAAGTGAGGTGAAAGTGAGCGGTGAGCGAAGTGTGCAAACCTGACCACTTCCCTCACTTTCGGTCACTAGTGACTCACCGGTGAGCGAAAGTGAGTTAATCGTCAACCCCTTGGTTTTTAACAATAAGTGCCAAAGCCGACGCCCAACCCGGCTCAATAATGACCCAGCCTACCCTTTCACCGTCCTGGCCGGTGCTTCTAATCCAGTCCGCATTGGTTAAGGCATGGATCAGCTTCCCCTCTGAGCCTGGGGCGAGCATGTTTTTGATCGCTCCGGGCTTGTAGCCGTCGGCCTCAAGCAACGATTGCAGGGCAGAACGGGCAATGAAGGGGCTGCCTTCGACCCACTGGCTGCTTCCAGCCTCCCATGCGCGGCTCATTGTCTTCTGGTGATGGTGGAGCTTGTTGGGTTTTCCGCCCTCACCGGGCTCACTTGTGACCTCACCAGTGACCTCGATGACCGCGCTGGTGACTGGCTCGCCATCCTCATCAAGCCATCCTTCAATGGCGATGGATGTCAGCTGAGCGCTAATGGGTGGCTTCAGCTCGGCGTCTTTGGATTTGCGCTGGACAAGCTGCAATCGCCCGCCATCGCTGGGGACGACGCTGATCTCGATGTCGAGCGCGCCCCGCCAGGCGCTCGATCCTCTCGCGCGGTGCTGGGCTTCTTCGCTGACGCCGGTATGATGAACAAGAAGGACGGCGCATCCAAACTCGCGCATCAGCGCCGCGCAGGCATCCAACATCAATTTGGCGTCCTGAGCGCTGTTCTCGTCGCCGCGCAGGAAGCGGTGCAGGGTATCCACCACAATGATAGCCGGCACGGACGGCAGGGCTCGGATATGCTCGATCGTGGCCTTCAGCCCGCTTGGAGTGTTAAGATCGACGCCGCTCTGACTGAGCCACATGGATAGGCTTGTGGCCCCATGGCGCTGCTTCCACGCCGCGATCCTTCCGCGCAGGCCGTGGTGCCCTTCGCCCGCGAGGTAGCACACAGACCCCGGCTTGACCTTATGGCCGTTCCAATCGGTCAGCCCGGCGGCCATGTGCAAAGCCCAATCAAGGACGGCAAACGTTTTGCCCCCGCCAGAAGGGCCATGCACCATGATCAGCGCATTAGCCTGCAGCCAGCCCTTGACCATCCATTCAATCGGGGCGGGTTGGCTTGCAAAGTCATCGGCGGGGATCAGCCAATCGTAGGTCGGCGGTGACAGAAGGGTCGCGAGGTCATGGCCTGCGGCGACGTAGTCGTTGGCGTCGCCAGTAATGGGGATGACGATTACGCTTGCGCCGTGCTTGGCTGACGCTTGATCTGCGTACTTTTGGCCGGTGCCGCTGGCGTCATTGTCGGCCACGATCACAACGCGCGCCTGGGGGTGAGCGGCGACGATATGGCCGGTGACGGGAGCTAGATTGCTGGCGCTATAGGCCACAATGCAGGGCCTGCCCGTCACCTCATGGATGGTGGCGGCGGTCGCGAAACCCTCGGCAATGTAGATCAACTCGCCCTCAACGGCCCCGATCGCCCAATACCGACCGCCTGTTGTGCCGCCTGCGTGATAGAGCTTGCCTCCGTCTGCGTCTATATACTGCAGTGACGACAGCGCGCCGGCCTCATCAAAGAGCGGGGCCATGAGCCGCCCGTCTCCTGTGATCCGCAGGCCATGGGCCTTGACCCTCTTCCTGGCGAGGTATGGGTGGTCATCGCTGGCCGCGCCGGCTTGGCTCCAGATGACATCCACCGTCTCGGCGGCTTGGCTGGCCCTGGCGTCCCTGGCCTCTCTCGCCTCGCGCTGACGGCGCATCACGGCCATCTGCTCTTGCGGAGTCAGCTCGCGCCCCACATCAGCGCGAAAATTTTGACTGACGCCCGAACGCCAGTCGCCAAACGCGCCAGCGCAGACCCCGTCGGCGTAGAAAACATACCAGCCCGGTTTGTCGTGGCCGGCTTGGCCTTTGCTGCCGGTCGCAAAACGATGCAGGTTGCCGTCCACAATGATCCTGTCGGGCGGCTCCACTCCGGCCTGACGCATGGCGTCTCGGATCTGATCGTCAATCGGCTTTGCCGTCGGCGGGCTCCAGGGGCCACCAAACACCCTTGTCAGGTCGGTCATGGCCGCCCTCTTTCAAAATAGGCGCTCAGCGCTTGAGCCGTACGCATGCTTACGCTGCCTCCCTTGGAAAGCCGTAGGAGTGTGCTGTAGCCCACACCCGTCGCTCGGCTTACGGCCCGCAAATTGCGGTCCACAAGTGCAAGCCTGATTTGGTCGATCGTCAACATTTATCGCCTCAATGATAAAAAAAGTGGTCGTCTCTGTTGACAGAACCGTTCAGGAAAGGCAAGACAGTTTTGCCCGACCGGATTGGCCGACTGGGCGCAACGAAAGAAACGACAATGGCTATACAACTGAAGCGCACGGGCGCGATTGCCCGTGATGGCGTCAAGCTGCTTGTGTACGGACAAGCCGGCGCAGGCAAAACCTCTCTAATCCCCACGCTACCCAACCCAATCGTGCTGTCAGCGGAGGCTGGCCTGTTGTCGATTGCCGGAGCTGACTTGCCATACATCGAGATCGCCGACATTGGAGACCTGCGGGAAGCGTTGTCTTGGGTCAGCCGCAGTGATGAGGCCCGCGCTTTTGAAAGCGTGGCCCTCGACAGCATCAGCGAGATTGCCGAGGTGGTGCTGGTCGCTGAAAAGCGCGTGGCCAAAGATCCACGCCAAGCCTATGGCGCCATGCAGGACGCCATGGCTGAGCTGATCCGCTCATTTCGCGACCTGCCGGGCAAGCACGTCTATATGAGCGCCAAGCTTGAGAAGCAGGCCGACGAACAGGGGCGTCTACTCTACTCGCCCAGCATGCCCGGCAACAAGACTGGCCAAAGCCTGCCTTACTTTTTCGACGAAGTGCTGGCTTTGCGCGTCGAGAAAGATCCCGACGGCGCAGTGCAACGGGCGCTGCAGTGCGACGGGGATGGCCTTTGGCAAGCCAAGGACCGCAGCGGCAAACTTGAGGCGTGGGAACCTGCTGATCTGGGGCATATCATCCGCAAGGTGCAATCATGACCCCGCTTCCCCAACAATGGATTGAGGCCAAAGAAGCCGAGGCGCGGGCCATTGCCCAGCGGCGGGCCGTCGAAGATCAGATGATCAAGGCCAATCTGCGCGAAGCTAAGGGCTACCGCATTCGCATTGCTGAGCGAGACAACTGGCGGGTTGACAGCGACAAGCTGCAAACCTTGGCCGAGGCTCACGGGCTAAGCATTCACTTAAGCACGCTGTTTCGGTGGAAGCCTGAAGTGGACATGCGCCAGTGGCGCTCTGCCGACGGCAAAATCACCAAGCCCCTGCTCCCGGCCATTACCATCACCCCAGGCCGGCCATCGTTCACCATCACAAAGGAGGACTGAAATGAAACTGCATCAAACCTTCACTTTGGACGATCTGCCCGTCGGCGGCGGCCAGTATGATCCCCTGCCGCCTGGCTGGTACCACGCGCGCATTGTCGAGGCCGTGGGCAAAACGACGAAAGCCGGCACTGGTGAGTATATCGCGGTGCGCTACGACATTACCGGCCCCAGCCATCAGGGTCGCGTGGTGTACGGCAACATCAACCACTCCAACCCCTCGGCCAAGGCCGAACAGATTGGCCGCCAGCAGCTGGGCGAGTTGATGCGGGCAATCGGGCTGACCAAGATTTCAGACACTGATCAGCTGGTCGGCGGGGTCTGTGAGATCAAGGTTGATATTCGCAAGGGCGACGGCCAGTACGCCGATAGCAATGAGATTAGAGCCTGGAAGGCTTTGTCTGCCGGCGTTCCTGCCTCGGTCGGCGAAACCCCCGCCGCGCCTGGAGCGGCCACGCAAGCCGCCTTGAGCCGTCCGACCCCGCCATGGCAGGCCAAGAAGTGAGCGCCTTGGCAGATCCCCAGCACACCGTTGTCACCCTGATCGACAATGCTGTGCGAAACCAAGACAGGGCGGGGCGCAAGCCTCGCCCGCATCTTGGAGCATCCATGTTGGGGCATGAGTGCGATCGTTGGTTGTGGCTGAGCTTTCGGTGGGCCGTGGAAGACAACCACGAAGGGCGGCTTTTGCGCCTGTTTCGACGGGGCCAACGCGAAGAAGAGGTCATGCTGGCCGATCTGGAGCTGGCCGGGCTGAAAATCGTGGACACGCAGGTGGCGGTGTCTCTTGGCGGCCATGTGGCTGGCACGATCGACGCGATCGTTCTGGGCGTACCTGAGGCGCCAGAGAAGCAGCACGTTGCAGAGTTCAAGACGCACAACGCACGGTCTTTTGCGGGCTTGTTGAAAGAGGGCGTCGAGAAATCCAAACCCATGCACTACGTCCAGATGCAGGTCTATATGCACGCGACGGGCATTGACAGGGCTTTGTATCTGGCGGTCTGCAAGGACGACGATCGGCTATATGCCGAGCGCGTGCGCTATGATCGGCTGGTCGCAGAGGAAGCCGTGCTGCGCGCCAAGCACATTACTGCAAGCGACCGCCTGCCCGATCCTATGTATGGGGCCAGCGCGGCATATTACGTGTGCAAGATGTGCCCCGGCAATTTCTTTTGCCACACCGAAAGCATGACCAATCAAGTGCATTGTCGCACTTGCGCTCACTTTACAGCTCGCCCGGACGGCACAAGCCATTGCGCGGTGTACGACGCAGAGATCCCCTACGACGCGCAAGTCGAAGGCTGCGACAGCCATGTGCTGCACCCTAATCTTGTGCTGTGGAACCAGGCCGAAAGCCCGGACGGGATCACTGGCGCTTATCGCATTGAAGGCGCGGTGGTGTTGAACGGGGCCGGGGGCGTGTCGTCACGCAAGCTTGTCAACGATCATTGGACGCCCTTTTAACTGTGGGAGGCGGCAATGCTACGCGATTATCAACAGCGCGCCCTTGACATGCTGTTCGAGTATTTCGAGCAGCACACGGGCAACCCGTGTTTGGTTTTGCCGACCGGCGCGGGCAAGAGCCACATCATCGCTGAGTTTTGTAAGTTGGTCGTGTCCACCTACAGCGACCAGCGCATCCTAATGCTGACGCATGTCAAGGAGCTGATCGAACAGAACGCTGCCAAGATGCGCCAACACTGGCCGGACGCGCCGCTTGGGATCTACTCTGCTGGCCTGCGCCAACGGAATGCGGGCGAGGCGATTACGTTTGCCGGCATTCAAAGCGTCGCCAAAAAGGCTGACCTGCTTGGTTGGGTGGATATCGTTTTGATTGACGAATGCTTCCCATCTGGCACCAAAATTCAAACCACAACGGGCTTAAAAAATATTGAGCTTGTGAGGTGTGGCGATCATGTATATAACGCCAATGGAATTGGAAAGGTCGTAAGAGTATCCGCCAAGCCATCTTACGAGCTTTACAAATTGGAGTTTTCAGATGGAACGAGTGTTGAATGCACAAAAAACCACCCCTTCTTTACAGAAAAAGGATGGCAACAAGCAGCGTCCTTGGAGATCGGATCGCATGTTTTTGGCATCGAAGGCGTGCGTTTGTTGTGGGAAGCCGTTTTCTCCCTGGATAAAGCGGGACACGAAAACACAAAAAATAATTTCGGCTTGTCCGGAGCCTACCTGGAACAAGCAAAAAACCTGCTCGGCGTCTTGTGCGAAGAAATTCAAAAACCCGATGAGCAATCATCAGTCTCGATTAAAAATGAAGGCAAAACTTCGAGAAATAAAGCACAAGCCTATTCGTCGTGGAGGCAACGGGCAATTGCTGCCATTAGCTCAATTAGCAATGCTGCATGCTTTGGGCGAGGGATGGGAAGCGGAGCTTCCAATCAAAACCAATGTAAAGCGCAGCAATACAAGCGGTTTACCAACTTGCTACAAAGTGGATTTGGCAAACCAATCTATAAAGTTAGCCATCGAAATAGACGGCTTAAGTCATTCAAGCCTAGAGCGGAAAAAACAAGATTTGAAGAAAACAAATTTTTTGATTTCCCAAGGCTGGAGCGTATATCGATTGTCAAACGAAAGAGCCCTGTTCCTGTATTCAACCTTCAAGTCGAAGGACACCCTTCTTTCTTTGCTAACGGAAAATTAGTTCATAACTGCCATCGCATTAACCACGCGGCGGAAGGAAACTATCGGCGCCTGATTGATCAATTGACGGCAATCAACCCCCAACTGAAAGTGATCGGCTTGACCGCCACGCCCTACCGGCTGGGCCACGGCTACATCACAGACGCACCCGCCATATTTACCGATCTGCTCGAGCCGATCGAGGTCTTGGATCTTGTCAGACAGGGCTATCTGGCGCCGCTTAGATCACTGGCCACTGCGACCAGGTTTGACTTGAGCGAGGTCAAGAAACGCGGCGGGGAATATGTTGAGGCCGATCTCGAGGCGGCGGTGAACAGAGCCGATCTCAATCAATCGGTGGCCGCAGAGATCTTCGACAAAGCTGAGCAGCGGGAAAGCATTTTGGTGTTTTGCGTTTCCGTCGCCCACGCCTTTGCCATGCGCGATGCGCTGCAGGCGCTGGGAGTAACGACAGAAACTATTGTCGGCATAACCCCGCCTGATAAGCGGGCGCAGATCATTGCTGATTTCAAGGCCGGAAAAATCCGTGCGCTGACAAACGCCAATGTTTTGACTACCGGCTTTGATGCTCCAAATGTGGATTGCATTGCCGCTTGTCGCCCCACCCTATCCACTAGTCTTTATGTGCAGATGCTGGGTCGAGGGACGCGATTAAAAGAGCACATCAATGATTGTCTGGTGCTGGATTTTGCGGGGCTGACGCACACGCATGGTGTGTTCGATCAGCCAATCGTGAAAAAGCCCAAGAAAACGGAGGGCGGCGAGGCTCCAGTAAAGGCCTGCCCTAAGTGTCACACCCTTTGCCACACCGCTGTCCGCCAATGCCCGCATTGCGGCTATATGTTTCCACCGCCAAAGCCGCCACAGATGGAGCTTAAGGTTGCTCCGATCATGAGTGATGAGCTTGTGTCGCTTGCCATGGTCGTGAAGGATTGGCGCTGGGATATACACAACAATGGGACCGATATGCTCCGGGTTCGGTATTATCCGCACGACATGCTGCGTGATGTGGTGACGGAATACTTCACTGTTTGGCATGGCGGCGCGGCATCGTACCGCGCTTGGGAATCGCTAAAAAAAATTATGGGGCCGTTGGGGCTGCCATGCAGCCAGGACGATGATATCTATGCCTACCTACACAACGCGCCCCCGCCGACGTCGATCACCTATCGCAAAGAAGACCGGTTCTTCCGCGTCATTAGCAGGAGCTGGGAGCCGATCCGCTCGCTCTGAACACGTCGAGCAACGCGAGTTTGTAAGCTGGTTCCGCCAGACTTACACGGCGCGGATCTTTGCGATCCCTAACGGGGAGGCGCGCTCGCGCACTGCTGGCGCGCGGCTCAAGGTAGAGGGCGTCAGCCCTGGCGTGCCTGATCTGTGTGTGCCGGCCTGGGGTTTGTGGATTGAGATGAAGCGGGCCGACGGTGGCGTAGTGTCAACCGTGCAGGCGGATTGGCACGCGTACCTTGCAAGCGTTGGCCATACGGTGATCATCGGCCACGGCTTGGCGGATGCACAAAAAAAGATGCAGGAGTGGTTGCTTTCGCGCTCACATTATGGGACAAAGAAAAAGAAGGAGGGCTGAGACATGACGAAAAACGAACGTCTCGCAAAGAAGATCCAGGCCTATTGGGCTGAGCGCGGCTATCTGGTGAAGATATCGGCGAGCCCGGAAGGTCTGAGCAGCGCGACGATCAATGGTGCGCCTTTGGCGAAACCAGTGTTGCGTCCGTCAGTGCAAAAAAAGGGAGGAAAGAAAAATGGACGTTGAGGGTTTGCACCGGCTGATCGCCGAAGAGGGCCGTGGTTTGGGCTGGGACATTGAACGCAGAGCGACGCGTGCGCTGCGTGCTTACGAAGCTTGCATTGCGCAGCTGCGTCATCTGCATGCAGCGGCGACATTGAACCAGATTACCGTGGGAGACATTGCCGAGTTTGGTGAAGAGTATCTTGAGGAAAGCGCGGTGGAGATCACTCGCCAGATCGAGACGACGGTGATTGACATTGAGGCTTTG